AAGTTTGCCTTTGAGCAGTTCAAACTCTCCGCCCAGCCGAGTAGCGCCCGCAGAAGCTGCTGCTTTAAATCCAGATGTGTCTTGTTTTGGCTCAGCAAGTTGCGTTTTTTGAAACGCATCGGGATACATTTGCTGGGCTACGGCCAGTGCCTGCTCCTTACTCTCGCCTTCCTTAACAGGAAAAAAAGCACCGTTGGGGAGTTGGATTTTGTCGGCCATAGCAGTTCTTAAATTGTGATCGGGAGGCGCAACCCCGAATGTTTTAGCGCTTGCCTATTATTACAAAAATCAACGCGGCAGGGTAGCCCCAAATTGTGCCGCATAGGCGGCAAAAGACAGGGGTGGTGTCAAAGTGTCTTTGCCCGCAAACGCTTTCAAATAGTCAGCGTAAGAAGTGGTTACGCTGAACTTTTCAGTTTTCATTTTCTGAAGCGCAGTGGCGGCTGCGACGGCATCGTTATTGTTGTCCTTGAGCAGTTTATTGAAGATAAGCCGGTCAGGTGTGTTGAGCGTAGCGGCAATCTGCGCAGCAGACCGTGAGCTTTGTCCTTTTTCCTGCATCTCGGCAATGTTTTGCGCGGACACAATTCGTTCGCGGTTGATGCCTACGTCCACAGTAGCCTTAAACATGTCCGCCGCTGTTCTGCGGTTCACGTCAGCAGCCATACGAAGGCCATCAATACCGCGCTTCTCTGCGTCGATGCCCACATTGCGGATGTCTTTTTCGGCAGCTCGGATTTCCTTGGCGGACATCTCAGCGCGGTTGAGCTTCAAGTCCTCCATCTTGTCTCTGGCATCGTCTAAGCGCTCTTGTGCGGAACGAATCTTGTCCAAACCGGCAGCAAACTGCGCGGTGCCAACCTGCGCACCCTTGCCAATAGCCGTAGCCAATCCGCCCGGAGTGGACATGATAGCCAGACCCGCGTTCAAAAACGCCAAACCTGTGTTGGTGTCTTTCTGCTTGCCAATGTCCAATTCGCGGTCAGACAGGCGTTTCTCCCGCCCCTTGTACGCGTCGTCAAATTTGGCTTGATCGCGCAAAAGTGCTGCTTTGTTTTCTTCGGCAGCAGCCCGTTCTTTCGTTTCCAAGGCGCCCAGCCTTGCTTCGGCAGGGTCCTTAAAATCCTGCTTTTTAAGGATTTCCGAATACGTTGTGGCAAGATCGCCAAGCCCCGCTTGAGCGGCGGGAGCAACAGGAGCAACGGGGGGCTTATTGCTGGCAGCAGGAGCCGGACGAGGACCCGCAGCAGGGGGAGGTTTAACACTAGAAGCCGGAGGTGCAGTCGGGGGGTATCGGCTCTCAACGGTTGGGGCACCCGGCGCGGCAACTACAGGGGGTACTACTGCGGAAGCTACTGCCGGTAGTGTTGAAAATTGTTTGGTTGCGCCGACGTCCTGCGGCCCCCTTGCCGCTTGGGTAACGCCCGTACCAGCTAGTCCGGTTGCATACGCCGTTTCCGCAGCCGTAACAGCTTGACTAGCCTCATTAAATGCGTTTTGTGCCGCCATAAACCCCTGCGGGTCATCCCTACGCTGGCGAAGCCCGTATGTGTACAGTGTTTGCTGCGCGGCATCTCGCCTAGCGCGAGCGGCATCAACCGCACCACCACCATCAAACCGCTGCACATCACCGCCGCCACCAAACGCCACGATGCCGCCACCGGCCATGCCCTGCATGTTGGGAGCTGGGAGAGCGCCGATACCCACATCTTCTGGCATGGGCTGAGGAGCCGGTGCCGCCATACCGGCAATACCCTGATCGACCACTTTGGGCTGCGGTGCCATACCTTGCTGGCCCTGCGCGGCATCGCGCATTTGCTTGCGGCGGTTGGACTCGGACAGCGCCAGCGACACCGTGTACGGGTCGTTCTTGTGCATCATGGCGTACTGCTGCAACGCTTGGTCTGGCATCCGGGCCAGTTGCGAAGTAATCTGATTGACGTTAATCATGGTTTACCCTTACGCCATTCTTGAGATTGCCAACTCAGCCAGACCAGCAGGTCGTTGTGTTACTGCGCCGCCTTTAGCAAACAGCCCGAGTTTAGACGCACCGAGCGCTGCCGTACCCAGACCCGCTGCGGTGGACAAGGCCGATGGTGGGGCCTGATAAATCTGCGATGACGACTGCGACAGGGGCAGGCCGCGCAGCATGTCGGACATGAAGCCCAACTGCTTGTACGGGTAGTTCTGCTGGTTCAGGAAGTCCTGATACTGCTGCGACAAGATATTTTGCTCTTGCTGCTGTTGCTGCGTGCCGTAAGACTGCTGGAGCTTGTTGATGTCCATGCCTTGAGCAAACTGCTGACCGCCGAGCTGGCCCATCTGACCCGCGCCCTGCAATGCCGTCTGGAGACCCTGAAGGCCAAGACCCGCGCCGTATTGTTTGGACTGCTCTCCGAGCTGCTGCGCCTGCAAGCGGCGGGCTTGGTCGGCATTGAACTGGGCTTGCGCCTGCTGATACGCGGACTGCAAACCTTGCGCTTGGATGTCGCCCTTTTGCATGGCCAGATTTCGAGCAGCTTCGGCGTCCATAATGGCTTGGCGACCACCGCCAAACGCACCCGACCTAACGGCTTGAGCGCCCCGCTGCGTGCCTTGAATATCTGCTTGGCGTTGGGCTTCCCGCTGCTGGATGTCAACAACACTCTGCATGTACGGAGACATGTACTGCTGCGCGTCTTGCTGGCCGAACTGTCCGCCTTGGAATTGGGTTGGGCCGTAGTTCGTGCCCAGAGCGCCCAGCGTAGCTGCCCCTGCATACTGACCGCCGAGTCCAGACAGGCCAGAAGTCTGCATGCCTTGAGCGCCTTGGAACGCCTGCTGCTGCATTGGGGTAAACCCTGCAATACGGTTGGCATCGTAGGTCTGGTACGGGGTTTCTGTTAGCGCCTCCGTCTTGCCCAACAAGCCCTCAACGTACGGCTTTGCGTAGTCGGGAATACTGGTCTGCGTAATGTTTGTTTGTGTCGGTTCGGCCATTTCGATTCCTCAAGTATTTATGCTGGCAGAAGTTTGGCTGCGCGAGCGTTCGTCGCTACTTTGTCTTTGCCGACTGTTTTCTTGCGGGCTTTCTGCACCCGGTCCATCATGGCGTACAACTGACGAGCGCCAGCTTCGGTGGAGCCGTTGCCCAGCTCAGACACGATCCGTGCGGGGACTACAAACTCACCATCGGCAAGACGGGCTTGCTGTTTCTGACCGATCATTGCCGGGATGCTGTCCGAGACGCCATCGCCGGGGCCACGCAGAAGTCTGCCGCCATCAGAGTAGCTGCCAAGATTGGACATGCCGCCTTGGGCCAGAGCGGATAAGCCGCCTTGAGCGTACTTGGGCGGGTAGTATTTGCCGTTAAGGTTCAGGCCCCCACGAGCTTCGCTTTCAGCACCCCCGCCCCCCGGGGTGTTACCGGTGTCAGAAACAGTTGAGCCATCAAAAGAACTTGAGTGACCCGACTGTGCCACACCACCTTCTGCGGGATTACCCACGCCAGATTCGTAACTTGTTTGGCCCATTGCAGGCATCCCCGCATAGGTGCCCATGTTATCTACAGGAACTCCGTAGTTAGGCTGGCTTCCGGGAGGAGAGAAGAAGTTTGCAATCGCGCCAGCTATAGGCGTGTCATAAAGACCGCGAGCCATTGTGGAGAAGGGGCTAAATACTGTTGGCAATACCTCTGTCAGAAAGTCGTTGAGCTTCTGATTACGCGCACTTTGCTCTTCAAAAGTTTCTTTAGCCACGTTGGGATTAACATAGTTGGTGGGATCACTACCCCCACTGTCTCCACTGGCCCCAGAGATACCGCCGGTAGGTGCAACCGTTGTGGCTCCTTGTCCGCCGGGTTTGGTGTAGAGCCCCGTTCTAGGATTGTATGTGTAGCCACCTACCGTGCCCGTAACAGCGCCGCCTTGGTCAAACTTATCCTGCCCCATGTACGCAGCTATGTCGTTACCGTTTGACATATCCTCAACAGGACCGCCCATTGCCATGTACTCTGGGCCGGGAGCCCGATAGGGGGTTTGTGCTGTATATTGATCGTTGAAATACTGCCGCTCTCTAGATGACAGCGGGTCGTTTGGCGTGCGGTCAAAAGCCCCGGGAACCTTAGTGCGGGCGTACGTGTAGGGGCGAATCAGGCCCGGATTGCTTGGGGTAGGTACGTTTTTGTCGTCCGAGCCAGAGAGCGCAGCAATTCCGAGTGCGCCGAGTGGCAACATGTTCTTTTTAAGAAACGCGCCGGGGGCGTTTTTAGCCACGTCAAAGCCAGCGCTAACCAAGTCCGTCTTATTGGCCAGCGCTTTTGCCACTGCCTGTTGTTGGGCTTGTTCATTCATGAACGCGGCGGCGTTCTGCTCACGTACGGCTTGCGCGGCCAACTCGGCGGGGCTAATTTGTGGCGTAACGGTGGCTACTGTTTTTGCTGCTTCGAGTGGGGAAGCTGCTGTATACCCGTATGCTTTAGCAATCTCACTTTCTGTACCGCCAAAAAGATTGGGGGCTACGTTTGCCGCAGAAACTGCACTAGTAGGCGCAGCAACCGCAGGCGCAACCGCTTGGGGAACAATTGATTCTGCGGCGACTTGTGGTGCGCCTGCCCCAGCAGCAGAAGACATCGCGCCCGTACCTGCATTGGCAAAACCTTCAGCCAACCCTGCCCCGCCGTACGCACCCAAACCGGCCATCAAGCCTTTTTCTAAATTGCCGGAAGTTAAACCCGCTATCCCGCCCACGGTTAAAGCCGTGCCCGCTGCCGAGCCTAAACCGAACATGCTTCCAACAGCCGTTCCAACTCCGGGAGCAAACGCATTAAGCGCAAAACCCGCCACCATTGGCAGGATGTTTTTCAGGAAGCCCGCTTCTGCCAGACCTGTTTCTGGGTTGACGGTCAGCGTGCCGCCGTGTTTGAGGGCAAGTGCTTGCAGACCCGCGACTTCTTCGGGGGCCATGTGGACCAGCATGGTGTCAGGCCCGCGACCTAGCGCAGCGAGTCCTTGTGCAGTTTGATTCATGGTTGCCTCTGAAATCGGGGGTGGGTCGAGTTTATCATAATGATGTCTTTATGCGGAGCATTTGACTCGTAGCCTGCACACCATCCTGCGTGTTCCTGTACACATCGCCAAGCCTTAAAGTGGCGAGGTCGGCTTCAGTCGGAAGTGTGTCAAGGTTTAAATTTAACGCGGACCCGGCTATGTCTCCGGGGTTATCCAACTGGTTGAAATACAGGCGTATGGAGCTAAGCAACACCTCCATATACTGCTGGTTGTATTCAGCCGGAGGACTTACTAAGCGCGGCGCACGGACTAGAGGGTTGCTCATGGCTTACCTCCGTCCATCTGGGCGTATGTCAAGGGAAGGCACACCTAGCTGCCATTGCACCCCAAGGGTGTTTGAGCTAATTCTGAACGCCATCTGACGCCCACGGACCCGCACATACACAATCTCGGTGAACTGCTGCACCTCGTAATTTCGGGTGGACGTGTAATTCTGCGTACTGGTGACCGTAGGGGTTGCCGCTGAACTGTAGTTTGAACCGGGGTTCTGCCGAGGCCGCAGCGTCAGCGTGACCGCCGGGTTATTCACTGTGGAGCCGTTGAACGTAACGTCCGGGATCATCCGGTAACCAAAGCCGTAGTTGTGCCCGTCCCCGATATTGATGTCGGCAGATTGGCAGAAAGCGTCAATGGCTATTGGCGGGTTGGTCGCGCCGTCGTCTACACCGCTCTCGTGATATATAAGTTTCCCGTTATACCCTGTAGCCATTGGCGAAGCTCGCAGCGGCGAGTCCAGCCAAGCAGTTCTTGCAAGGGTGCCGTAAGACCAGATTTTCTCCAAGTGGTTGTATATAACGTATCGGTCAACATCCGTTGAATCGGCAGAGCAGTAAAACCACCAAATCTCGTTGTATCCCTCGTTGGTACCTGAGAAGAACTGAAATGACTGGGACAGATTGATGTCGTTGAAAACATACTGCCGCAGAGGACAGTACAAAGTTTCTACCCGTCCGGAATACATGTAGAACTTGTCCACGCCCATCCAGTAGGCGATGTTGTTGGCTGTAGATGTTGCGTTGGGGCCAACGATAGACAAGTTGTCGGCAAGAAGCTGAAAACCCCATACGTATGGTGGGCCAAGGTATTGCATGGAATACAGCGCCGAGTCTGTCCACACCAAAATCTCTTGCCGCGACTGCATAGCGGTAATAATCTGAGAGCCGTCACTGAGCGTGAAACTACCAGCCTGATTAGTAATAGCTGGTGTCCACTGGGTATAGTCTTCTTGGTCTGACCAGCGCACCAGCATGGGGTTTTGCACGGCGGAGCCGTAGTCGTTTACACCAAAGCCGAGGACAAAACGTGAATTGTCCGACACCATGACGAAGTTGCAGACGTCTGGGGTATCCCCGCTAGTGAGCAGAACGCCACGGTCAAAAATGTTTGGGTCGGCGTTGGTTTCCCAGAGATACAGACCACCACCTCGTGGGTTGAAAATTAAATCTTCGCCGTAATTAGACTGGCTCCATAGACGAAGCTGGGAAGCAATACCCGTTGTGGCAGACAACCCCCAACCTGTCGGCGTTGACGAGCCGGTAACGCCACCCCAGCCGCCTGCGCCCCAGCCGTTTGGGGCTGTAAATATTTCAGGGCCAATGGAGATTTGATATGTAAACGTGGCCGCGCCCGTCGTTCCCGAGGAAGTTGCCGGGGAAGAAACAACGATGCTGTACGTATTGGCGGTTAACACCGTGAGTTGGAATTCTTGGTTAAGTGCTGTTGCCGGAATGCCGTTTATTGCACCGCCAACACCTGAAATCGTCACAAAGTCGCCCGTTGCGGCTCCGTGGCTTGTGTCGTTTACCGTAACTGTTGTTGAGGCATTAACGGTAGTAAACGCATTGGCCGCTACGGAATCTACAAGCCGGATAGGTGTGATGTCGTAGAAAATACCAATAGTGCCGTTCTGAATATAGAACTTGAGGTTTGTGCCAACGCCCAGCAGGTTGTAGCCAGACAGCGTGACCCAGTTAAACAAGGAACGGCATACGCCCCAGAACGACCCCGCAGGGGGTGCTAGCGCAGAGTTAGTTGTGCCGGTGTCAAGAGTCCAGCCGCCAATTTTCTCGGGGTAGCCTGAACGAAAGCGCACCTTGTCCATCTCGAACCAAGTACCCTCGTTGGCTAGAGTTGTGGACTCTTTGTTGATTCCCGGTCTTAGCTGGAGTTTTTGAAGCGGCATAATTCATTTTCCCACGTATCAGGCAAAAGGTCGAGCACCCTGCTTGTCAATGATGAGCGCCTGCCTACGTGGGGTCCCGTCTGGCGTGTTTGTCACACTGATATGCGTCCAAGCATCAAACTCACGAATGATTTGGTCATAGGGCAAACCCGCAGCAATGACTGCGCGTACCACAGCATCGGGAGTCATTCCGGGAACACGGATGTCCGCAGCGCAGCCAATTCTATGCTGAGAGGTGTCTTTGGAGCCAACGCTGTCGTTGACTTGCTTTGACCGGAAGGCGCTGTTGACCATGATGGGCTTACCATCCAGCGCCGTCTTTACCTGCTCCAAAAACTCCGCAAGTCGTTGTAGGTTGGCTGTTTCAGCTTCGTTGGGCGTGTTGTCAAACTGGCGGTGGCTGGTGGCGGTGAGTTCCGCGAGGGTGAAGTGTGGTGTCATTTGATTGCCGGAGCCTTAGAAAGAAGGTCTGTCTTAGCTTGTGAGCCAGCAGATGAGCCAAAATAGTAAGCAACGATCCCAGTCCAAGCGGTGGACAGACTGCCCAACATCATCAGGATCGTGGGGTTGTTGCCGTCCACTTTCCCAAGCATCATCATAATTAAAATGCTAAAAAATCCAATGGTGATGATTGCGGCCAAAGCAGGGGGCACGATTGAGCGAGTGGTAGCTTGCATCTCTCGCGCAGACTTTCGGTCTTCAACCTCCAGCTTGGCAAAGTTGAGGCCAAGTTCTTGCGCTTGCTTTTGCAACTCAATCTCAGCAATTTTGACTTGAGCAATTTGTTCTGCTGTCAGTTTGTTGTTGGCAATCATGTCCTGAACTTGGTCAGGCTCAACCCCCACGGCCTTTGAGATAGCTGAGACAGCCATGCCAGCCAGTGGGCCACCAAGCGCCGTAGCGATGGTAGGTGCAATTTGTTTAATCCAATCCATTATTGTTTACTCCTTGAAAGCATTGTTGCTGCAATTTGTAGCATTGCACGAGTCTTCTCTAAATTGTCAGGCGGTGATGCCCAACCCACGGTGATTTGTCCAACGAACCTGCCCGGTTCTGGGGGAACGCTGATACGACATGTGTAGCCCACGCCCTTCTCTATGTACCAAATCCCCATCTCGCTCTGTGCGCTGGTGTACTCGCCGCACGGGATTTCGTTTGCCATGAGCTTCACCACGTCACTGTTGTTACTTGAGTTTTGGGTGAACAGGCCTACGTCAAGTCCATCCATGGCCTTCTCTCGACCCTCTCTGGTGTACGCCCTATGCAGGATGCGAGTGCCAAACATGCTATTGACTTTGAACACCGCCACCACAACAGCGCCTGTTTGCTTGAACAGGTGGGCAGCGGCGTCTTCTACGCGGTCTTCTGCGATGGACGGAATCTTCTTGGACTCCTTGTAAGCACCAATCAGAAGCTCTTGGTTTGTATATACAAAATACCCTGCAAATGTTAAGACAGCCATTAACACCATCGCAAACAGACGGAACGGGCTGCTGACATACGCCAGCACCTTGTCAACTAGGTTTAAACGCTCATCGCTCATCTTTGCTGCTCAAGGATGCCAATGGTGAAATAAAGGATAACGCCTATCAAGCCAAAAAAGATAGCCGCCAGCAAGGCCAACTCAACAACCTCATCCATTTCTGCTTTGCGCTTGGCCGCAGCTTCTTTTTCTCTGCGTGCATCATGAGCAGACTCCACGTCCATTGCCGCTGCTCTGGACTTGATCTTGTTCCAGACGTCTATCTTCCCCGCCTGCATGAACAGCAGTTGCAACTCATCCTCAAACCGTCTGGCTTGGTCAAGCGCCATCTCAATCTGGATGGCAGTGCCCATTGAGGATTTAGACTTCTTGGCCTGAACAACAGCCTTGGTGGCGGTGGACTTCGCATCAAAGTACTTGCCCAGCACAGGGCCGAGGGAGCTTACATCGTCAACGGTTTTGCTGACCTTCTTAATCAGCGCGACTGCTGCCTGTATGCCTGCAAGGGCGCTTATGGGATCAATCACTTTCCGCTACCTTTTTAGGTTCAGGTTTGCCTTTTTCCCGCCACTGGAGACACCAAACTTCTTTGCGGTCAGAAGACCACGACCACCTTACGCACTCAACTGCTGGCGCTTGAACCACAGGAGGCGGAGGTGGTGGGGCATCAGGCATCAGCCGGTACTTGGTTTATGGCATTGCTTGCGCTGCTACTTGAGCTTGATACGCCGCAATGACCTCTGGTGTCCAAGCTGCGTTACAGATCGCCACGACATTGGCTGGCTGGCCTGTCAGGTCTTGCGCTGGTGTCAGGCTGGTGCGGTGGTAGGTCTGAGCAATCTGGTCGCCGTCTTTTAGGATGCGTGTAGCCTCGCGGTACAGCACGGTGCCGTTCTCAGTAACGGTGATCTGGTCGATGACTTTGGTTTCGGTGAGTGCCATTTGGTTTCCTTTAAGTGTCCAACTGCGCTAATCTGGCGCGGTTAATTAAACTCGATAAATTATCATGCCATTTAAAAAATCTAATGAAAATGCCGAATTTGGTCTATCGTTGTTATCTGCATCTCTTAGAATTGCTCTTGACCCAGCAAGAGCCATCATTATCGGATTAACACCACAGTTTGTTTCACTTACAGTGGCAGTACCTCTTGGTTGCGAACCTATAGCAAAAGGTAAGCCTTGAATTTCGGCGCTGCTTGCTGAAGCTGTACTAGGAAATGTAAGGTTATAAGAACAAAAAACAAAATCTCCTATTTTTGTATATTTCCCAGTTACACTTGTGTATGTAACACCATTCCCAGTTGGTGTCCAAGTCCCCTCCTCATAATCATCCAGCGTGTTTGCGTCAGCGCTTGCTACTTGCGTAGCGGGGAAGGTAATGCCGTTCAGTGACGGGGTTGTGCCAGAGACAACAATAGCCCCCGCTGCGTCAGGCAGAGTGATCGCCCTGTTCGTGTTGGTTGCCGGTGGCGTGATGGTGATGATGCCCGTGCCGCTTTGCGACAGCATCTCTATTTGACTTGCTGCAAGGGTTCCGTTAGCCATTACATAGCCTCCATGATTGTCTTCAATGTCGCCACATCACCAGCAGCGTCAACAGCCGTTTGAATGTCAGCGTACTTGGTGCGAATGGCTGCACGGGCAGCTTCAGCGGCTGCGGCCTCTGACGGGATGGTAGCCTTCACATCCAGCGGCGCAAACTCAGCAGCACGGGCCGTTCTACGCGCATCATGCGTGATGGCCTTGGCTTTGGTTAGGTCAATTACGATGCCCATGTCCATGCTCCTCTGAATGTGCGGTCTGACGGAATGTCTGCAACATCCACAATGGCGTATTCAGCGCCCTCTGGAATGTCTTTCATGCAGGCTTCAATGGTGTCTGCGGGGATGATGACGGCTACGCCGCCGTCTGCTGTTTTGTAAATGATTCTTGAGTTCATTGGGTTACCTTATCTAAAAACTGCAACAGCTACTACATCCATATCTTCTGCCCCGCCTGTGCTATTGCACCACAACCTACATGAAGATGTAGCTAAATTCGTGTCATAACGAATATTTACAACTTTTCCATTTGTACTACTTGCCGCCGCTGTAGGTTTTATTGTTGCAACTAAAGTATAATTTGCATCAGGCATCGCAGT